GAATTAAAGTACCGGATAAAGTAGATCCAATAGAAGTGTTTGAAAAAAACTTTGGTGGTGATGCATTAATGGATGTTAAAGATGTTGCAGAAGAAATGATTGAATTGGAACGAATGGGTAAATCAACTAAAAGTATGGATGAGATTTTAGAACAATCAGGTATGTTTGATATTAAAATAAATCCTGATGCACCAAAAGGAATGTCCGATGAACAAATAGAACAAATTAAAAAACAAGTTGATCAAGAAAAAATGTTTAAAGATTTTGATCCTAAAGGCAGAAAACCAAATGCAGAAGGTGGAATTAATAATTTAATGGCTTCTGATGATATGAATGAAAGACTTTTAGAAAAATTATATGAAGATTTTTTAGAACAAGGTTTTTCTCCAGAAGAAGCTGCAAGAAAAGCTAGAGAAGCTTTTAGTGAAAGATCTAATGCAGCCATGGGTGGTAGAATGAATTTTGATAAATATATTAGAAGAAAAAAGAACTCAAAAGGTGGCTTACAGTATTTAATGGGGTTATAAAATGAAGATAGGTGACTATGAACAAATGATGTCCTATCTGACTCGTAAGTCATTTAAAGAAGGAACTCCTGATACATCAAAACCCAAACCGAAACCCTTAACCGAAGATTTTTTTAAAGAAAAAGCAGATCTGTATATCAAAGGTTTGATTGGTGGGTTTCCTCAAGATGAAATGCTTTTAAAGCTACAAGGTATTTTAGATAAAGCAGTTGAACAAGGAATTGTAAAACCTGAAGAAGGAATAAATTATTTTAGAAACAGGAAACAGGAACTATTAGATTTTGCAAAAGAAAATCCTGGTGAGACTTTACCAAGTTTAACTAGAGAAAATTTTTCTGATGGAACAAGTCCAAATTCCTTAAAAGCTTTAGAAGAAATAAACAAAGCTGGAGCATTAAGACTTACTGAAAAAGTAAATAGATTTAAACAATTAGTTAAAGAAGATAAAAGTCCTAATGAAGCTAAAAAAATTGTTATGGAAGAATTTAATATAGAAAGAAATCCAAAAGCCGGAACTCCTAAGTGGATGACTAGAGGAAAACAAGAATTAATTGATGAAGGTTTTAAATTTACTGAAAGTAAAAGAGGACCAGAATCTACAGGTGGTAAAGAAAGAGCAGCTAAAAAAAGAAATGTAGTTACCAAAGAAACTCAAGCTCCCGAAAAAAGATTTTCAACAACTAAAAAAAAATTAGGTCTAGGTAAAATATTTGAAAATGCTCATACCGCAAATATATTTCAAGCTAAAGCATTAGGAGCAGAATATCCAGTAGATGCTTTAGCTCCACAAACTGTAAAACAAAATCAAGTGTATGCTGAAGAATTAAATGATGAATTAAAACCTTTATATAAGGAACAATTAAAATTAAAAAGAGCGTATGATGAAAACCCTACTAAAAAAATAGCAAAATTAATTGATAAAAATAATACTGCTATACAAAATTTAGTTGCTAGTGGAGGTAAACAAGGTAAGAAAGCAGCTAACCTTTTAAGAGGTTGGAATTTAGATGTAGTTACAGGAGAACCTTATTTACCTGAAGGAGGTTTTAATACTTTAAAAGCAGTTGATAGAGGAATGACAGATATGACTTTACAACAGTTAAAGAAAAAAACACCTGAAGATGTAGTGGCTAGAAAAAACTACGAAGAACTTTTAAAAGAAATGAAAGGTAAAAAAATACCTGTGCCTGAAAAAACTAAAACAAGAGATATGTTTAAAAATTTTAACATAAGAACCGGAGGCCCGACTCTTGGTGCTAACTTAGGTTTATTAAAAGGTATAGGTGAAACTTTACCTTATTTTGGAACTCCATTAGGAGCTGCAGTGCTTACTGGAGGATTTGGTTTAGATCCTAAAGACGCTATGCAAAGAGTTGGTATAGAAGCAGAACTTGCACTTGCACCGGAACTTGTAAAACAAACAAGTAAACTAGTTAAGAATTCTTTATTGCAAAGAGCATTAAATTTAGGTTTGTCTCCAGCAGCAGCAATGCGTTTAGCTAGAATTGCATCACCAGTTGGTATTGCATCATTAGGTGGTGAAGCTTTATACAAATACGGAAAATTTGTAAAAGATGAATTAGATAGAATTGAAAAAATGTCACCGGAAGAAAGGGAAGCTTACAATATAGCGGAACAAGAACAAATGGGTGTAGCTGCAGCGGATGGTGGATTGATCAGAAAAGGTTTTGTTGCCGGAGGCCTTGCATCATTATTTAATAAAGCAGCACTGAAAAAGGTAAAGAAGGATTAAATTAATGACTAAACGATTAACCACTACCATACCCCCTAAATCAGGACCCACGCCTCAGGGCTTGAATATTTCCTATAATACTGTTACAACAGTCAAACAATCTGGAGAAAAAATAAATGGCAGACAATATGGACAACGTAGACAAAGCTCTACCGAACGAACCAAGAAAAGAATTTGAATTACCTGGTGAAGAAGAAATTCAAGAGCAGGTATTAGAAGAATTACAAAAAGAACAACAATCCCCTGATGATATAGAAGTCACAGAGAACGAAGATGGATCGGTCGATATAAATTTAGATCCTGCAACAGCTACACCTGAAGGGGGTGATGAGCATTATGCAAACCTTGCAGACTTTTTACCTGATGATGTTCTAGGTAGACTTGCATCAAATCTTTCATCTAAATATCAAGATTATGTAAGTTCAAGAAAAGATTGGGAGAAAACTTATACACAAGGTTTAGATTTATTAGGATTTAAATATGATCAAAGAACAGAACCTTTTAATGGTGCATCTGGTGCAACTCATCCAGTTTTAGCAGAAGCGGTTACACAGTTTCAAGCATTAGCCTATAAAGAACTCTTACCAGCAGATGGACCGGTTCGAACTCAAATTATTGGATTACAAACTCCAGAAAAAGTTCAACAAGCAAGTCGTGTTAAAGATTTTATGAATTATCAAATCATGGATCAGATGAAAGAATATGAACCTGAATTTGATTCTATGTTATTTCATTTACCACTTTCAGGTAGTACTTTTAAAAAAGTATACTATGATGAAATGGAACAAAGAGCAGTTTCTAAATTTGTTCCTGCAGATGATTTAATTGTTCCGTACACTGCTACCTCATTAGACGATGCGGAAGCAATTATTCATCGTGTAAAAATTTCTGAAAATGAATTAAGAAAACAACAAGTTGCAGGTTTCTATCGAGACATTGATATTGGTAAACCAAGTGATCAAGAGTCTGATATTGATAAAAAAGAAAGAGAGCTTGAAGGAATTTCTAAAACACAAAATGAAGATGTTTATACAATTTTAGAATGTCATGTAGATTTGGATCTTGAAGGATTTGAAGATACGGATCAAGAGACTGGTGAGCCGTCAGGAATTAAAATTCCTTATATTGTAACCCTTGAAGAATCATCTAGAGAGATTCTTTCAATTAAAAGAAATTATGAAGCTGGTGATGCTAGTAAAAATAAAGTTCAATACTTTGTTCATTTTAAATTTTTACCAGGTTTAGGTTTTTATGGTTTTGGTTTAATTCACATGATTGGTGGATTGTCACGTACTGCAACTGCTGCATTAAGACAATTATTGGATGCCGGAACCCTGTCTAATTTACCCGCTGGTTTTAAAATGCGTGGTATTCGAATTAGAGATGATGCACAGTCTATTCAACCTGGAGAGTTTAGAGATGTAGATGCACCTGGTGGAAATTTAAGAGATTCATTTATGATGCTTCCGTTTAAAGAGCCTAGTCAAACACTATTAAGTTTGATGGGTATAGTTGTTCAAGCAGGTCAACGATTTGCATCGATTGCAGATCTACAAGTTGGAGATGGTAATCAACAAGCAGCAGTTGGAACAACTGTTGCATTATTAGAACGTGGTTCAAGAACCATGTCAGCAATACATAAAAGAATTTACTCAGCTTTGAAAAATGAATTTAGACTCATGGCTAGAGTATTCAAGTTATATCTACCTCAAGAATATCCATATGATGTAGTTGGGGGCCAGAGAATGATTATGCAATCAGACTTTGATGACCGGGTAGATATATTGCCAGTTGCTGACCCCAACATTTTTTCACAAACACAGCGTATCTCACTCGCTCAAACAGAACTGCAGCTGGCAACTTCTAATCCACAGATGCACAACATGTATCAAGCGTATAGAAATATGTATGAAGCATTAGGTGTAAAAAATATTGATAGTGTTTTAATTAAACCACAACAACCAATGCCAAAAGATCCTGCATTAGAACATATTGATGCTTTAGGGGGTAAACAGTTTCAAGCATTTCCAGGTCAAGATCATAGATCACATATAACTGCACACTTAAATTTCATGGCAACGAATATGGCAAGAAATAATCCAATGGTAATGGCATCATTAGAGAAAAATATTTTTGAACATATTAGTTTAATGTCTCAAGAACAGATTGAATTAGAGTACAGAGACGAATTACAACAACTTCAACAGATGCAACAAATGATGCAACAGAATCCACAGATGGCTCAACAGATGCAAATGCAAATGATGCAGATTCAACAAAAGATTGAAGCAAGAAAAGCACAGTTAATTGCTGAGATGATGGAAGAATTTATGAAGGAAGAAAAAGAAATTACTTCACAATTTGATAATGATCCAATTGCTAAACTAAGATCAAGAGAATTAGACCTTAGAGCAATGGAAAATGATAGAAAAGAACGTGAAGGTAAAGAGAGAATGGACCTTGATAAGATGAAAGCAATGATGAATCAAGTTAATCAAGAAGAAAAACTAGATCAAAATGAAGAATTAGCTAAATTAAGAGCGGATACATCAATTGAAAAGACAATTTTATCAAAAACTATTCCAAGTACAGACTCAATGATGAAAAATGGAGCTCCAACTATGCCGAAAGTAAAAATTTTTAGAGGAGGAAATGAATAAATGAGAAAAAAAATGACAAAATCTGAAAAAAAGGTTAAAAAGGTTATGCGGGAATTCAAAAAAGGTGAACTCCCGATAGGGAAGTCGAAGAAAAAAGTAAAATCTCGTAAACAAGCGATTGCAATTGCTTTATCGGAGGCTGGAAAATCAAAACCAAGGAGATAAAATGGAAAAACTAGATAAAATTGTTGAAATAGCAACATCAGAAATGAAAGTTGAAGTCGATCCTAGATCTAAATCAACTGCTGACAAAGCATTTAACGGAATTGCAGTTCCTGAAGAAGTAGAAGTAAGAGGAACTAAAAGAATGTTAAAAGAAAAGTCTAAAAAAGCTAAATGGATATAAACCCATGTGGTTTAGTGCTATTAAATTAGCCGCACAAGCAGGCTCACACATTTTTAAGAACCGTCAGAAGACAAAAATGCTTATGGCGGATGCACAAATGCGTCATGCAGAAAAGATGGCGAATGGAGAAGCAGAATACCAAGGTAAATTATTAGAGGCAAGACAATCGGACTGGAAAGACGAATTTATTTTGATTTTACTTTCGGCTCCAATTGCGTTATTATCGTGGGCAGTGTTTTCGGATGATCCAAGTGCAATGGAAAAAATGAAATTGTTCTTTGAATATTTT